CTGCGTATGTGGGGTAACTATTTCCCCGTGTCCAAGATCATCGGGTATGACATCCGACCAGAGTGTGCCGAACTTTGCCAAGACATGAAGAACGTAGAGATACGTATCGCAGACTTGTGCAAGCGCGGTATGGGCGAATACGTAGATATTTTTATTGATGATGCGTCTCACATTTCCGAAGACATGGTGGCAATGTTCCACAACTGTTGGTCTTCTGTGCGTTCCGGTGGGTACTACATCATCGAAGACTTGGGCTGTACCTACAATGACTCATACACGGAACAGTTCCGAACACACTTCAGACGCGAGGTTGCCAACTATCGTAAAACGATTGTGGATTTTATGAATGAACTTATGAAAGCAACTGACAAGAAACAGGGCATTGCCGAGATCCGGTACTACCCACAAATGTTAGTGCTGAGGAAGATGTAATGGAGATAGAAGATGATATCCTTGACCTGATTCGTGCATTACCCAACGAGGTAAATGACACATCAACAACTACTGAGTTTAAGTTTTTGACGGTGGGCAGCGTGTTGTGGCAATGCCACCACGAGATCAAATACTTACGGGCTGAAGTGGAGAGGCTAAAGAATGACGGTCGTCGTAGTAAAAGAAAGAAGATGTACGGAGTGCAAGCGCAAGTTCGCTAATCCGGAATCGTTTAGGTCACACCGATACAAGTTTGGTACGTGCCGTTCGTTGGAAGCCCTAGCAGCAGCCGGGTTCATCGAGACAGGCAAAGGGTGGCTACGTACAAAAGTGGATAGAACAATATGATTTATTCTGGCGCGGGGCCGCTGCCTCGACACGTGTACTGTTACGTGCAACCACACGCTTTTGGTAACGAAGATTGGTTACGTGTGGCGTGGTTCGGTCTTGTCAGTCACCCCGGCAGAACGTGGGGGTGTCATGTAATGCTTGAATGTGGAGCGGTGTACCGCAACGTTCCGTTACATCAACTGACACACAAAATCATCACAACATCATTGGATTGGAAGCCGAGCGACAGTCAAACATGGGACTGTTACGGACATCAGTTCAGTATATTGGAGTACCCGTTTCTTGAAGCCGTGCCGGTGCGCGTTCGCTTGCGGTCTAAAACAGAATTGACTGGTAAGTATATGTTCACTGCCATACCCATGTTGGACGGGTTTAGTTTGGAACCAGAACAATCCAAAGAGTTCTACTTTATTAAGTTGGACAACGGCAGGTTCACAGCACAGCCTACCAACCACGTGCTCGTGCAGGACAAGTCTTTCATCACGACATCTGAGTGGCCGAGGCTTGAGCGGCAAACTGAAACATGGAGCGTAGACCCATGAGTTTCGTAACACTTGATTTTGAAACTTACTACGCCAAGGACTTTAGTCTCACACGGCTAACTACTGAGGAATACATACGCCATCCGCGCTTTGAAGTGATCGGTGTGGCGATGAAGATTGACGAGGATGAGACGCAATGGTTTAGCGGTACGCACGATGAGATCAAGGCGTGGCTGAACCAAGTGGATTGGGATACGTCTGCGCTGCTGTGTCACAACACGCAGTTCGACGGTGGCATCCTGTCCTTCATCTTTAACATTACCCCTGCATACTATTTCGATACGCTCTGTATGGCACGTGCCGTACACGGTGTAGACGCAGGTGGTTCACTTGCCAAACTGGCAGAGCGTTACTCATTAGGTAAGAAAGGTACGGAGGTTGTCGATGCGTTGGGGAAAAGAAGATGTGATTTTCGTCCTGATGATCTTGATCGTTACGGCGGCTATTGCAGGAACGATGTCGAACTTACTTACAGACTCTTCGGAAAACTTGTCCAAAACTTTCCGCAGTCCGAACTAGATTTGATTGACATGACGTTGCGTATGTACACGCTGCCGGTGCTGCGCGTGGATGATGCGTTGTTAATTGAACGTCTGGATGAGATCAAGGCTGAGAAGACCGAGTTACTGAACGGCCTGAAGGGCGTGTTGGATGTAGGCAGTGAGGAAGAAGTTCGTGCCAAGTTAGCAAGCAACCCGCAGTTCGCCACTGTGCTGAAGGACATGGGGGTTGCACCGCCCATGAAGGTGAGCGCGACTACCGGCAAGGAGACTTTTGCTCTCGCCAAGAACGATGAAGGGTTTATCGCACTACAGGAGCATGAAGATCCTATCGTGCAGCAACTGTGCGCTGTCCGGTTGGGCACTAAGTCCACCATCGAGGAGTCGCGTATCGAGCGGTTCATCGGTATCGGTGCGAGGAACAAGGGGTTACTTCCAATCCCGTTGAAGTATTACGGGGCGCACACCGGACGGTGGGCAGGGGCTGACTCAGTCAACTTCCAGAACCTGCCGAGTCGTGATGCCAAGAAGAAGGCTCTGAAGAAGTCGGTCGTAGCACCAGAAGGCCACGTGGTTATTAACTGTGACAGTTCACAGATCGAGGCACGTGTGCTGGCGTGGTTGGCAGGAGAGAACGCTCTGGTTGAGCAGTTCCGAGAGGGTGACGACGTATACAGCAGGTTCGCCAGCAAGATTTACAAGCGACCGATCAGCAAGGCCAACCCCGTCGAACGGTTCGTAGGCAAGACCTGCATTCTTGGACTTGGCTATGGCACAGGCGCGGCGAAGTTACGGCACACGCTGAAGACTCAACCGCCGGGGGCTGACTTGTTAGAGGACGAGTGCAAGCAGATCGTGAATCTGTATCGCAACATCAACGACAAGATCGTGGGCTTGTGGCGTGATTCAGATACGGCTCTGGGTCACATCGCGCGTTGGACTAGCGAGATGAATGAGTATTCGTTGGGACAACACGACGTAGTCAGAGTAAACAGCACAGGTCTACGACTGCCTAACGGGTTGTACATTCGATACCCGAATCTACGTATTGAAGATGAACGCATGACCTACGACTCGCGCAAAGGCCCTGTATCCATTTGGGGTGGGGCTGTAGTTGAGAACGTGGTGCAGGCACTCGCCAGAATTATCGTCGGTGAGCAGATGCTTAAACTACGTGAACGCTACCGGCCTGTGCTGACTGTGCATGATGCTGCCGTAATCATTGCTCCAGAAAGTGAGGTAGATGAAGCACTTGCGTTTATAACACAAGTAATGTCTACTCCTCCGAGTTGGGCTAAAGGTCTGCCGGTCGCTTGTGAAGCGAAGTACGGGCAGTCTTATGGGGATTGTTAAGTGATTCAGTGGTCATACAGTAGTCTCAAAGACTTCATTAACTGTCCGAAGCAGTACTATGAGGTGAAGATAGCGAAGTCTGTGACTAAGAAAGTCACGGAGCAAATGCTGTACGGGACGGAGGTACACAAGGCGGTAGAAGATTACGTCCGTGAGGGCAAGCCGCTTGCGAAACACTACTCCCACTACAAACCTGTACTAGATGAATTATTGAAGATACCGGGCAAGCGATACCCCGAGTATCAGATGGCGTTGAAATTAGATAAGACCAAGTGTGAGTTCGATGCAGAGGATCGTTGGGTACGAGGTATCGTTGACCTGCTGATCGTTGACGGTGAAGACGCTTTCATCATTGACTACAAGACCGGCAGCAACAAGTATCCTGACCCGAAGCAGTTAAAGTTGATGGCACTGATGACCTATGCACACTTCCCTGATGTAGTGAACATCAAGGCGGGACTGCTGTTCATCACGCGCAACTCGTTCGTGCCAGAAGAATATGCGAGATCTGACATAGACAAGTTGTGGCTGGAGTTCAAAGGCGACCTGACCCGACTAGAGAACGCATACGAGAACAGCTTTTGGCCTGAAAAGCCGAGCGGCCTGTGCGGTTGGTGTCCGGTTGATACATGCAAATTCTACAAGGTGAAATGACATGCCTTATGTAAACAAGCCTCGTCCATACAAGCACGAGTACAAGAAGCAAGTCGAACGTGGTGAACACGAAGATCGTATGGAGCGCCAACGCGCCCGACGATCCTACGACAAGAAAGGTATTAACCGAAAAGGTAAAGACGTTGCCCACGTAAAGGCACTGTCGAAGGGCGGTAGCAACGGGGACGGTACTAAGTTGCAGTCTCCTAGCAAGAACCGATCCTTCCCTCGTAAGTCTTCTGGTGCGATGAAATAGTTCAGCGCAAGGCGTGAGTGCGTTGAACGGGGAGCCACCCTTCCCTGCGGAGTGACACCGCGAACCGCGTCAGTCGATGGCAAGTCCCACGCGTGCTATATCCATGGCACAGCCTCCAACTTGGGCATCGACCGTCTAGCCCACGAGACGGGCTTTAATTAACAGGTACAGTTATGAATATAGTAGAAAACCAAGCATTACAGTTCACAATTCCTTACAACCTTGCAGACGAGATCTACTCTCACATAGACAAGTGCGAGATTAGAGAAGCACACGCTTTCGCTAAAAACGTTTTATTGTTTTGGGATCACAAAGAAGTGTCTATAGCATCGGCTATCCTCGACACCGCTCAACCCAATCCAAACTTACCGAAGCTGCCGTCACCGATACTGCGCGACTACAACTGGCCCGGTATCCACCGCCCGTTCGAACATCAGAAAGATACGGCGTCGTTCCTGTCGGTGCGGCAACGTGCGTTCTGTTTCAACGAAGCCGGTACGGGCAAGACCTCCGCTGCCATCTGGGCTGCCGACTATCTCATGGGGTTGGGCATCATCAAGAAAGTTCTTGTGATATGTCCTTTGTCGATTATGTATTCGGCGTGGCAGGCAGACGTATTCAAGACCGCCATGCACCGCAGTTGCGCTGTGGCACACGGTAGCAGCGAGAAGCGTAAGAAGATTATTGAGAGCAACTACGATTTCACAATCATCAACTATGACGGTACGCACGTAGTCTTCGATGAACTGCTTGCTGCCAAGTTTGATTTGATCATCATCGACGAAGCCAACGCATACAAGACGGCGTCAACAAAACGATGGAAGACGTTGGCTAAATTACTTACGCCTGACACGTGGCTCTGGATGATGACAGGCACACCGGCATCGCAGTCACCGCTTGATGCGTTTGGTTTGGCGCGATTGGTTGCACCGCAGCGCGTACCGAAGTTCACTACTGCTTGGCGTGACAAGGTCATGTACCAAGTGACACGGTTCAAGTGGATGCCGAGGCCGACCCACAAGGAAGACGTATTCAAAGCATTACAACCTGCGATCAGATACTCCAAAAAGGAATGTTTGGATCTGCCAGAACTTACTTATCAGACACGCATCGTGCCGCTCACGGCGCAAGTAGCCAAGTACTACAAAGAGTTGAAGCAACAACTTCTTATCGAAGCATCTGGTGAGCAAGTCTCCGCCATCAACGCAGCGGCATCGCTAAATAAACTTCTTCAGATCAGTGGCGGTGCGGTCTACACCGACAAGCAAAAGGTCATCGAGTTCGATGTTTCACCGCGACTCAATGCGTTAAAAGAAGTGCTTGAAGAAACGTCAAACAAGGTTGTAGTATTTGTTCCGTACATCCATACTATTGATGTAGTCACGAAGTTCCTAGCAGACGAAGGCGTTACGTGTGAGGTCATTCAAGGTTCGGTAGCAGCACAAGAGCGTTCAGAGATCATCAAGCGTTTCCAGACTTTGACTGATCCGCGAGTGCTTGTGATTCAACCGCAATCGGCAGCACATGGAATTACTTTGACGGCGGCAGACACGATTGTGTTCTGGTCGCCAGTGATGAGCGTCGAGACTTACTTGCAATGTATCGGGCGTATTGAACGAGTCGGGCAGAAGAACAAGATGACTGTTGTTCACCTGCAAGGCTCGGACGTTGAGAAGAAGATGTACTCCATGCTGCAAGGCAAGGTAGATAGTCATCAAAAAATAGTTGACCTGTACAGTAATGTACTCAGTGAGGATCTAGTATGAGTGAAGTAAATACAGAAGAGTTAGTGAAGGCTTTCATCGCTATACGCAATCAGCGCGACCGACTCCTTCAAGAGTATGAAGCTGCTGACAAGGCCCTGAAGGCTGAGTCGATGCAGATCGAAACGGCATTGCTCAACATCTGCAACAGCGTAAATGCAGACAGCATCAAGACGAGCCACGGCACGGTGATGCGTAAGTTGAACGAACGTTTCTTCTGCCAAGATTGGGATAACTTCTACAAGTTTGTTCTTGATAACGAAGCCGTGCAGTTGCTTGAGCGTCGTATCCATCAAGGCAACTTCAAAGAGTTTATAAAAGATCATGAAGGCGACGGGTTGCCGCCCGGTGTCAACGTGATGCGCGAGTATGGCGTTTCAGTACGTAAAGTTAGTAAGTGAGGATTTATGAGTAACGATATCATTCTTAGTTTGAAGAGTCAGATTGCCACGATTAAGACGGGGCTTGATGACGACACTCGCGCAGTCGCAGGTGGCGGCGCAGGTGGGATGAAGCGCATCTCCATCAAGGGCGGCGTGTTCCGCAAGATGGCAGGTGGCAAGGAAGTCGCGTCTATCGAAGACCGTCACATGAACGTGATCTTCGTGAAGATGGCACACACCGCAAGCCGCACCTACTACTCTGGTGCGTACAAGGAAGGCGAGAAGGTCGCCCCGCTCTGCTGGTCGTCGGACTCCAAGACTCCGGATGCCGAGGTCAAAACTCCGCAAGCCAAGTCCTGTGACTCGTGCCCGTGGTCTGTTAAAGGCTCTGGTCAGGGTGGCAGCGGTACGGCGTGCCGTCTGTCATGGCGTACTGCGGTTGTTCTACCCAACAACCCCGGTGGCGATGTGATGCAGTTGGTTCTCCCTGCTACGTCGTGCTTTGGTAAGGAAGAGAATGGCAAGTGGCCGTTCCGTCCGTACATTCAGATGTTGGCTAACAACGACATCAGCGCGGGTCGCGTCGTGACCAAGATGCAGTTTGATACCAAGTCGCCTGTACCGAAGGTTCTGTTCTCGCCTGTCTCTGCCGTTGAGGAAGAAGACATTGAGACCATCGTGCGGCAGCGCAACTCAACTGCGGCAGAAGCAGCGGTCAAGTTGACTGTGTATCAGGCAGATGAAGGTGTTGAGCCGGGTGCGCCGGTTGTCACTGGACCTGCTGCGCTTGACGAGCCGAAGGTACGTGAGGCAGGTAAGAAGGCTGAAGCCGCTCCTACCGGTGACGTCGCTGACGTTGTCAAGAAGTGGGCGAAGAAGTAAGGAGTAGATATGCCTCGCTCATACGGTGACAAGTTTTTGGTTGCACTAAAGGACGGCGATCCTAACCGTCTAGGGGTCAGGCTTGGCAGACTATGTGTCGAGGCTAACATCCCTGCGGCATACGTAGCCAAGGCGTTGGAGACTTCACGTACTACGGTCTATGCGTGGTTTCGTGGACAGGGTATAAGAGAAGAGAAGCGTAACCGCATCGAAGCATTCATCTCATTGATTGAGAGAGATATGACTGACGGCGTGTTACCCGCTCGGAACTCCCTCGATGCCAAGATCTACATCGCACAGATGTTAGGAGGAACTTTTTGATTTGAGTTTGTAGTCACCTCAGTTGGCGGGGGACTGCCACCCCGCCTTTTTTATCTGTAACGGTCATGATAAAAGAATTTTACGAGAAAGCATTACCGTCGCAGGGTGTCTATTGTGTAGCTGGTATAAAAAACGATAGAACAACGCACCGGTTCGTAGAGACATTCGACGACTTAGTTAAGGTTGTAAACGAGTTAAATGATGGAGGCCAGAATGTATTTGTTGCACTAAACAGTTTCAAAGGACATAGCAGGAAGACGGATTACGCCCAGTACTGCAAGTCCTTCTTCATTGATCTTGATGTCGGTGACAGTGACAAGAAGTACTCCAGTAAAGAGGAGGCTTTGGCTGCACTTGACGACTTCGTAAAGCAATACGAGTTACCACCTCCGGTCAGGGTTGATTCCGGTGGCGGCGTCCATGCGTACTGGATCTTCGACCGCGATGTTCCTACCGAGGAATGGAAGATCTATGCAACCAAGTTCAAGCAGATGTGCTTGGACTATCTCAAGATTGATCCTGCCGTAACGGCAGACGCAGCGCGTATCCTTCGCTGCCCTGAGACGTTCAATCACAAGAAAGATCCTCCCACGCCTACCAAGTTCTTGGACACGGAGTTCGTTGAGTACGACTTCGACATGTTTAAGAGTTACTTAGGTGAGACTGAAACAGCAGGATCAATTCTTGATCTACTGCCGAAAGGTCTGGACGAAGACACTAGGAAGATTGCTCGTCTGGATAACTATGAAACGACGTTCCAAGACATAGCTGAGAAAAGTCTGAGCGATGAGGGCTGCGCTCAGATCAAACACATTCTGGTCAATGCGACCAGACTGGAAGAACCGTTGTGGTATGCGGGGTTGTCGATTGCACGGCACTGCACGGACTGGGAATCAGCTATCCATTTGATGTCCGAAGACCACCCCGAGTACAACCATGAAGCAACTATTAGAAAAGCTAATCAATCATTTGGTAAACCTTTTTCGTGCGAGAAGTTCAACGAACTCAACCCCGGCGGCTGCGAAGGCTGCCCACTACGAGGCCGAATCACAAACCCGCTTGCAGTCGGCAGACGTTTTGTCGAAGCCACGGAAGAAAGGGCTGAGGCGGACTCAGTTTGGGTCGAAGAGGATTCCAAAGAGATTCAAGCATTTCCACCTGCGCTCCGTCCCTATGTACGAGGGCGATCCGGAGGAATTTACTATCTCCCACCCGCCGAAGTTGACGAAGACGGAACCAAGTACCAGCCAGAACCTACGCTGATATCGACTAATGATTTCTATCCCATCAAGCGGATGTACAGCAAGTCCGAGGGTGAGATCTATACGATCAGGGTGGTGCTGCCGCATGAGACTCGTGAAGTTGATCTATCGAATGAGTCGGTGCAGTCCTTGGACGAATTCAAACGCACACTAGGTAGGGCGGGTGTATCACCGCCCACGCAAGCACAATGGCCGAAGTTGGTGGACTATATGACTAAATGGGCACATTACTTACAAGCACAGGACGCTGCCGAACAAGTACGCAGCCAGATGGGATGGACACCTGAGAACGATGTATTCGTGATCGGCACGACCGAGATCACACGATCAGGCGAGGAGCGGCCTGCTCCAGTGTCGCCGTTGGTGAAGAGCATCGCCAAGATGCTTGAGCCGAAAGGCTCGTTTGAGAAGTGGAAGGAGTGCGCCAACAAACTCGACATGCCGGGTTTTGAGATGCACGCCTTTGCGGTCGGCATGGCGTTTGGCTCTCCGCTGATGCGTTACTGCACCACGAGTGGCATGACGTTCTGCTACACCGGCAACACAGGCGGCGGTAAGACTGGTGCGCTGCTTGCTGCTAGTAGTGTCTTCGCTAACCCGAAAGATGTCAGCGTATACAAAGCGACCGACAACGGACTTGTGCAGCGTGCTCTTAACCTCAAGAACATTCTTTTAGGATTGGACGAAGTCAAGGACAAGGACCCGAAGGAACTGTCCAACCTGATCCACTCCATCTCGCAGGGCAAGGGCAAGATTCGCCTGAAGTCCAACGTGAACGCAGAGCGTGAGCAGGAGTTGACTGCGGCACAACTGTGCTTGATGACATCGAACGAGTCCATGCGGGACAAGATCTTTGCCTCTAAGCGCAACCCGACTGGTGAGATGGCGCGGTACATGGAGTTCCGCATAGCCCGTCCCGCTGCCATGGCTAATAATCCAAGGCTAGGCGAGGAGATCTTCGATCCGTTCAATACCAACTACGGTTGGGCAGGGTATGAGTACATCAAGTACCTGCTGAAGATGGGTGACAAAGCTGCTACGGAAGTCCTCGACAAGTGGCACGACCGCATACGTTCATCGCGGTTTGGTACAGACGCATCATATCGTTTCTACGAGAACGGCTTGGCGGCATCGTTTGCAGGGTTAGAGATTGCCGGTCGTGCTGACATTGTCAGTTATGACCTCGACCGCCTGTTCAACTATGTGCTGTTGCAGTCCATCATGGTCAGAGATAAGACCGTCAAGGATGGCGAAGTTGACTACGATGCGCTGATCACCGAGTTCTTGATGAAGTATCAGAACGGCATACTTGTCTTTAACGAAGGCAGGCAGGTGTCGGATGCGTACGGTGCAATCGTCGCCCGTATCGAGATAGATAACGGCACGCAGTACATCTCCAAGACTGAGCTAAGAAAGTTCTTGGTGAACGAGTGCAATGTCAGTACGGAAGAGATGGAGACGGTGTTGAAGGCGAAAGGCTCGTTGATCGATGCCAAGAAGATGCGTCTGTCAAAGGGCTGGAAGGGCGGTGTGACCGCACCGATCTGGGTGTACGCCTTCCATGCTGACCCTGAAGTAACGAAAGAGTTCTTGGAGAAAATGAAGAATGACGGAGACAAGGCTTCAGGAGCCTGAATGGATCTTCCCGTTTGACGGTATGGATATCGGAGACTCGTTCTTCGTGCCTACCGTCCGACCGGCAGAGATGCTCTACAAGATAGATACTTGCGCCAAGCAAGCCAAGGTTAGGGTGAAGGCTTACATCTCGTCCAAGGAAGGACACCTCGGCGTCAGGGTGTGGAGGGTGGGTTAACCACCCTCTCGTATTTCTTCTACTCTGGTGCGTACCGGCATCGGTAAGTACATACCGTTTACTGACTGTGCCTGCCGTTCCAACTTGCCTGAAATGGATTTCTGTATCGTCTCGGCATCAATAAACAAGCCGGGCTTCTGATTTTTTATGCTGAACTCATACATTTTACCGAGTAGTTCTTGCATTTCTTTTTGATCATTCTCTTGCCAAGCAGAGAAATACTGATTAAGCAGTTTATCTCTACGTGCATAAAGCTTGTCACTTATCTTTCTATCTACACCCGCGCTCTCACGAGCTTCGGCTACCTTGGCAGGAGTAAAGCCGACCAACTGCATCATCAAGTTGTAACGGCTTATGTCTTCAATAACAGGTGTGCCGTCTTTGTTACGCACGCCTTCCTCGGCCATACGAATTGCTTTGAACCCGTTACGGATAAACGACGGTGTGATTGCCTCGATGGAACGTCGGTACTCACCTTCTTTAAATAGATCATACCCACGCTGACCGCTCAAGAACGCGCCGTAGGCAGGACCCATTGCCTGCTCCAAGGTGTACAAGAACGGACCAACTTCAGCCATGCGTTGCGGATCGTCCTTCCAGATCAAACTGTTGAAGCCGGTACGCGAAGCAACGTCTACCTGAATCATCTTGTTGAGCAGACCCTTCTGCCCCATGTCGCCAAACTTCTTGTTGATGTAGGCTTCAAAGTCGTATGGCTCGTCATCGTCACCAAGCAGCAGGTTAGCCAGCATCTCGACCGCGCCGTACATCGGCATGCCTTGAATACCTGCAATCAAGAACGACGATCCGAAGATACCAATCAACTGACTACGTGCAATCTCGCGGGTGCGTTGATCAGCATCGCCAAAGGATTGCTTAAACAACTTAGACAGCAAGTAGATCTGGGCCTGAGCAAAGCGTTTGAAGGTGAACATCACCTTACCAAAACCCTGCTGGAACAGACGCGGACCAGTCTCGGCAAGAGCAGAACCGTGCGCTGCCTTCACCAACTTCAAGGCTTCATCAATCGCCTTGTCTACATCTTTGGTTTCTTCGTAGGCGAGATCAAACGCGGCGAGCAACGTAATTTCACGGTTGAAACGTTCCGAGTTCTGGAAGATCCAGCCAAGACCATGCTCGACTCGTGCTCGTATTCCCACGAAGTCTTTAACACCAGACCGCTGTGCTTCAGTGATTTCGTAGCCGGTTGAACGGCGAATGATCGACTGGGCTACCGCACGGTTGTACAGTCTCTTGTAACGGGGCGGCAGATTCTGGGCAGCGCCGAACGTAAAGTCAGACGGGAACGCGCCTCTGCCACCGTTGTTAGTATCCCATCCACCGTTGAAGTAAGTAGCCGAAGCTCTATCCAGCGCGGCAGTAGCCTTCGCAATAGAGTATTTACCGCCAAGTAGCGGCGCGACCACCATGGGAATCTGAGTCAAGTTGATCAGTGCAGAAGAAATATTACCCGCAATGAACCACAGATAGCTGAAGTAGCTGGCACCGTCCACGAGCCAATTCTTCTCGGGGTTACGGATGAAGTTGACCTGCTTCTCCAGATTGTTATACACCGCAGCCAACGTCGGATTGCGCGGTCTGTCGCCACCAACCTGTCTCTTGATCTCCCTCATCGTTTCTTCGATGGGGATGGCGTACTCCAGATTGGTCAACTGGTTAGCGATGCGCGGCGCAACGTTCGCGTAGGACTGGAAGATGTCAGGCTCAAAGCCGAATACACCGTAGCGATCCACGCCCGTGGTCAAATCAAATGACGCTTCACGGGGACGACGCATTTGACGAATAGACTCAGCAGGTAAGTAGTTTAGATACGCCTCGTACACGGCGTCGATGGCATCAGGCGGCACACCTTTACTGTCAAGTTCCTTGACGATCTCGCCCAAGAATCCGGTCGGCGGCGCACCTTCACGCGCATCCCGCAGACGCTTAAAGTCTTGAATATCTCTGCCACCAGCAGCCAACACGGCTTCTTTCGCTCGTTGCCTCTCTACGTCAGTGGCGTAGGCAGAAGTGATGGTCTCATTGTTCTTGTCGGTGTAAGTTAGCCAGTACTTACCGTCACGCCACAAAGGCAAATAGACCTGAAGTTTCTTCTTGTCGTACTTGTTTTTGATTCTATCGAGTACGTCTTTACCGAGCCGCTGCTCAAGCAGCTTCTCGAACTCTTTGGCCGACTTATCGTAATCTTCACGCATGTCCTTATAGGCTTTGCGAAGATCGACAGGCATGCTGTTGTACTCTTTGACAATGTCATACGAGACCTTGTCAAACGGCGTCATAGCAGTAACTGGCTTCTTCAATACTGCCTGTACCGAACTATCCAACGGATCAACCTGATAGATCGTAGTCATGTTGGCTACGCGGAAAAATTTATCAAGCGTTTCAGGCGAATGCTTGTTGGACAATTCAAACCAGTCAGTCACGTTCTTGCTAACGTACTCGCGCCGGGTCATTTCGGTAGAGCCACGTGCGCTAAGAATCTTGTCTAGTTTCTCAACAGCAGGAAGTTCTTCAGCCCATACCTCTGCAATCTGATCTATGCCTAGGAAGCCTATTGCGCCTTCGCGCAGCGAGTCATAAACATTCCCAAGCGCACCACGTACGCCATCGCCAATCTTTTCGTTGTACTTTGGTGCAGTCAGATTGACATTAAATACGCTACTGAGTCGGGCTTCAGCCTTTTTCCGTTGGAAGGCAATCGTGCCGTCACCAAGTCGAGCTTCACGCTCACGAGTAATAACCGTGCTGTGTGCTTCAATCAGAACCTGACGGACATCGTTGTTACTATAAGCAAGTTCGCCGCCTCTAAACCCACCTATCATAGCACGCAGGAACCTGCGGATAAGGGCAGCAACACGATTGAAGGCAGCACGAATACCGGCGTTCTTGATCTCACCCTGCGACGACGCTTCAGCAAGAACTTCTTCAACAGCCATAGCAGTCTGGCCGTCACGGTCCATGTAGTCGTACGTAGTGGCGTTCTGAGCATCGCCCAACCACTTATCCGCTGCCTTACGCATGGCGGGATTAGTACGGTATATATCGAGCATTACCTCGCGGAGACGTCGCCCAAACATGCTACGCAAGCCGTAGTGACCAAGCGACTCATGGAATAGAGTGGCACGGACGCCCGCTTCAGTCGTGGCGTTATCACCAATAATCCATACGTCGCCAGCAATATAGAAGCCACGTGCATCATCCGGAACCTTGTCACGGATTGACTCAGGCACTTCATCGATTGACTGAACGGCGATGATGCGAGGCTTGTTCTTCCAGTTGGCAGCAGCCTTGTCAGCGATCTGTTGGACGCGACCTGCATCCATACCGATACCGGGGCCACGCTGTAAACGCATGCCAATATCACGACGTTCGCGGCGTACACGTTGCCGTGTATCTTCTTCCTGCCTGCGCTTATAAAACGCAGCAAGTTCATCATCGGTAGAAACCGGAGCTTCTACTTTCTCCTGCTCTACAGGAGCCGCCTGACTTGCTTGGATACGCTGCTGAGACGCACGTAATTTATCGCGTAGCTTTATTAGGTCACGCTGTTTTAACTCACCAAACGGCGCGTTGGTTATTTCTTCCAGAACAGCACGGTATGTACGCGGGCTTACTTGACCAGCCGCGTATAATTTTTTTGCTTCATCGAAGATAGCTCGCCTACTGAGAAGTTTGGCAGGGGCAGCCTTTTCTGGTTCTGCTTCACGAGTATCTTCAAGAGGCAAACCCGGCTGTATGCGTTGAGCAGTAATTGCCTCCGCCGCCTTCTTTACTTTCCTCTCAGGAAGCGCGGGTTTACCCGCAGTTAGTGCAACGTCTGCTGCTGCCGTTCCTTCAACAACATCTGGAGCAAATTCGCCAACTCGTTCCACTGCGGTAGTTGCAGGCTCTGTAACAACAGGTCCCTCGGATACTGGTCGTGATGGAGGCAATACATCGCCTCTTCCAACTGCTCCAGTGTCAACTGTTTCAATATCTCTGGCGCGTACTGCTGCATCTTCCACCTCCTCTGCCTTGGCAGGCGGAGCCTCTTTGGTCGGTTCCTGCAATATGTAGGTGTTGCCACGCCTTACAAGTAATCCTTCATCAATAAATGACTGACGCAGTTGCTTGGCTTCCTGCAACGGAATAGCCAGCCGATCACGCAACGTATCTACGTTAGTTCTACCAGTCTCGCGGAACACTTCAAGAGCAGCGTCCCGCATCGTGTATTCTGGTTCTACGGTTTCTACTTCGTCTCCCATGAGGCGCTCACCCAGATTCATATCTAGGGCAGCACGAGCCTCCTCACTCATAGACGGAGTTTCTATCTCATCCCCCATGAGGCGCTCACCCAGATTCATATCTAGGGCAGCACGAGCCTCCTCACTCATGGGCCGCATGTACGGAATATCTTCGTCTACCGGAGCAAGTGCTTCAGCCTCCGCTGCTTCGCGCAGAGTTCTCTCGTCGTACTGACGGCGTCTGGTAGCAGCGAGTTCTTCCTGCTCGCGCTCATAGGCTTGGATAGCCTCGCGTTCAAGACGGGCTTCTTCCTCTGCGCTAATCTCTTCGTCAAGAGCTTGTCTAACAGTGGATTGCGTATCGACCTGTTTTGCTACATCTTCCGCTGCCGCTGCCTGCGTTCCAGCCGGTGCAGTGGGCGGTGTCTCAGGCTCAGCCAACTTTTCTTGTGCGGTGGGTGGCTCAGGAGGCGGGGCAGTTTTGGCACGACGACCCAGCGCCATGTCGGTCAGGACTTGGATGAATGCACCGACACCCGCGCCGTATGCACCTTCTTCACCAACGCTTTCAATCAACGCCTGATCAGGCTTATACAAACCTCGGGCAATTAAATTCTGAGCGATCTGTGCAGCAGCTTCCTGTGCGCCTTCTTCACCACCGGCCTGAAATGCACGGCGAACACGATCAGCAATATCTAACTGTGCGCCACGAGGCAAACGTTTGACGAAGTTGAATACCGGTATGGCTTCGCTGGCACCGACGACGGCACCTGCCGCAGTGGCAAGACCTTTATCTTCTTCGCCGCCTTCAGTCTCAGCACGCTGCCGAGCCTCACCTGCACCTGCTCCAACACCAAGTCCAGTGGCGGCAACACGACCGGCTACACCAAGAGGACCTAGAGCAAAGAACGGTACGGTCGAACCAAGGGCTTCACCAAACTTGCGACCGACAGAATCTTCATAACCGGGTGCAGCAGCAAACGTTTCACGGGCGGCACCAGCCATCTCTGCGGCCTTGGCTCGTACAGCCATTTCCTGTTCTTCAGGAAGCAACGCGGCGGCACCGGTAGCTGCCGTTTCAAGAAGTCCAGCCGCACCGGGGATGACGCCTTTAACCGCTTCTTTTAGTTCACCGCCGAGAGTGGTTTCTTCTTTCTTGTCTGCACCTAGACGACGTTGTACGGCAGCAATGACTTCTGCTTGAGATGCACCAGCAGGGCCGTTGATGGCAAATTTTCTACCATCCGGCATCGTCACTACGTAGCGAGGCATAGGCTTACTCTACTTGTTCCATACCACTATACGCATCATCAGGTGCATAAGCACCCTGCCTAGTGATCATATTAGCCCTGTCTTGGATTCTTGCCGCCGCAGACTGATAACCAGACTCCGCTTGTTCAATTCGTGCTTTAGCTCTAAACGTATCTTCTGCTCGCGCTAAGTAAGCTGCTTTCAATTTAGGATCAGTTGTACGTTGTGCCGCAGCAATATCAGCGTAGTACTGATTTTCAAGTTTTTGTAGTTGCGCTTTACCAGCTTGCGATGCGGCGAAACGACGGTCAGCCGCCGTGATCTGAGCCTGAGTGCCATAGATCTGTGCGCCAAACATATTTTCAGCATTAGTTATAGACGCTTCTTGAGCAGCACTCTGTAGTCTCAGCGTTTGCAGTTCTCTACGAGCATCATCAAGTTTCTTTCTACCAGCCTGAGTAGCAGTCAGTTTCTTGTTAGAAAGCATCTCATCAAGTTGGAACTGCCTGTCAGCGATTCTTTCAAGCGTTTCCTTCTCTTTCTCTTTCATGCCTTCATAGACTTTCATGCCCTCGACACCACCCATGGACAAGGTTTCCCAAAGGTTACGGGCACCCTTAGCAGACGCAGCAAAACCAGCCTGAGCAAACGCCAACCAGAACTTTTTCTCGGGTGACGTAGTGGCTTTTTCTTTCTGCTCAGCAAGTTGTTTGCGACGGGCTTCAATACCTTCAAACGCTCCAGCCTCCTTGAGCATTTTCATCTCGGCATCAATAGCTTCTTGCTCACTCTTGGGTACACGCGCCTCGGCTTCAGCAATAGCAGTTTTAATTTCAGATGTGTCCGGTCGTTTAAATCTTGGCGCAGCAGGTAACGCAGTTGCCTGAGAGCCTGCACCGGCAGCGGGGCGTTCTGCGTCTGCGGCAGCAAGAAGTTTAATGGCCTCATCAGACAAACCTTCCGGAGCCATCTCTACTGTGGCACCCGCCGTAGGCTCTTTCTTGTCGTCCTCACCAAACAAAGCACTAAGTCCAGCCAAGCCAAGACCCGCGTAGCCAGCGCGACGAAGAATCGGGTTCTGCATGATTGACCGGAATATGCCGCGTTTCTTTTGCGGCGGTTCGGCAGGAGCCTCGTAAGGAATGATGTCCCTACCTTCACCGGTATCTACGTTGCCTTCAGGATCGACGGTGTAAGTTCTACCGCCTTTACCAAACGCAACCGGACCGCCGCCAGCCATCTGCTGCACAGGCTGACCAGTAATACCACCGCGCATCGGGGCATTAGCAATCGCAGGAGCAGACATCGCAGCAATGCCACGTTGCTGTTGCTTTAGCTGAGCGTATTGATTAGAAATATCTTGATCGACGTTGGTAGTCGAGGGCGCAGCTTGCTGTTGATTTTTAGCAGCCTCTTGCACCTTCCGATATTTAAATACCAGACTAGCCAACTTGGGGTCGGCACCCATCGACAGCAGAAAGTCTTCTACCTGATCAGGCGGAATCTGCTTGTCTTGAATGAACTTGTCGGTAGCAGCAACCCGAGGGTCGAGTGCCGATATGCCATACATCATGTTACTTGCCATGACCTATACCCTCATTACCGAGACTGACCAGCCATATAGAGGCCGCCAAGTCCTGCTAACGCGCCAAGGGGGCTAGACTGCGATCCGTAGATAGTCTGAATGCCGCCAGCCGTGGGCGTACCGCGAATCAAGTCTGACATAAAGCCAAGCTGCTGGTACGGATAACGCTGACGGTTGAGGAAGTCTTCGTATGCTGCCTGCAACCGAGCCTGCTCAAGCTGCTGCATCTGAGCGCCAGCCGCCATCTGAGCTTGGTTGATACCCTGCTGCTGAGCGAACTGCTGTTGACCCAGACTGCCGAGCATGCCTGCCGCAGCCAACTGCTGTTGTACGCCTTGTAAACCAAGGTTGGCACCGAACTGACGAGACTGCTCGCCAAACTGAGCGCCGAACTGACGCTGAGCCAGAGCCTGCTGCTGAGCCTGAAGTTGAGCCTGTTGGTTAGCCAACTGAGCCTGCATGGACTGTTGAGCGCCAAGACCTTGAGTCTGGAGTCGCGCCTGAAGATTGGCCTGACCGCTAGTGAGTCCTGCGGCCTGATTAGCCAACTGAGCCTGCATAGCCTGTTGAGCCATGAGTTGCTGACGAGCCTGAGCCGCAGCCAAGTTCTGTTGACCGACCGTGAGTCCAGCCGCTTGGTTAGCCAGAGCAGCCTGCATGCGCTGCGCTTGGTCCATGTTGTACTGCTGCATCCCCTGTTGGAACGCTTGCTGAGTACCTGACGCTTGGATACCACGCAGTCCTTCTTGGAGATTGCGGCGAGCCTCGGACTGAAGCAACGCTTCACGGGTGCCGCCACGCGCACCGGATCGGACGCCTGCTGCCTGCAAGCCCGGTATCTGTCTGGCGTAATCCCTGATGGCCTGTTCTTTCTGAAACTCAACAACGTCCTGCATGTACGGCGACATGTAGGGCTGCATGCTGGCAAGACCGAATCTCTCTGCCTGCACCTGTTGGGCAGGGCCTGCTTGCAGACGTTCAAGATCTCCCGGTGCAGCAACCTGCTGCGGATTCTCCATCACGATGTCGCGCAGTTCAGGAGCTTGGGCAGTGACGTTGGTAACGTCCATCCCAGTAAACGTAGCGGGACCGTAGCCGCCCAACTGTTGAGCCTGCAAACCAGCAAGACCAGCAAACCCGGTAGCCTGTTGAGTCTGCGGCGTAGTCTGTTGCTGTTGGATCTGGCCCATAGCCTGCATCTGAAGCGGGTTAAGTCCCGCGATGCGTTGCCCACCAAAAGTTTGGTAGGGCTGGTTATAAGCAAGCTGTTCTGCCGTACCAAGAGCTTTCTTGGCATAGGGCATTAACTCAGGTGGGATAGTTACCTGAGTGACTGTTTGTTGACTCGGTTGAGATGAACCGCCGCCGCCGCTACTCATGGCTGTACCTCATCAAAATGTTTTTCATACACCACAGTTTTTCTGGTGTATCCACGTTTTTTTACATGCGGTTCCCAACCGGGACGACCGAAAAATTCAATCCCTTTACAGCCTGCATCTACAGCAAACTTGTCAAGGATTGAGAAAATAACGTCTTCACCGTACTGCATATAGTTGCTTTCACCAGCACAATATTGAACTACTAACATCGTCTTCTGCGGGTACGGTTTAATTTCCGTTATAACAAATCCATAAATCTGATCATCTTGCGGATTAAACACAGCCCATAACTGCATCTGTCCGTTCATTACAAATCTAACTATGTCATCGACGGTTGCCCGCCCTCCGCTCCAAAATTCAGACTTCTGTAAATACTTAATCAGAGCAGGTATCACATAACTGACCTGACCGTACTTGACTAATGTGAAATCAAGATTCATGCTGGCAAATACTTCTCAGCCTTTACTTCAGGTGCCTGCTCTTTACGCCCAGTTCGATCCTTACGGATCTTGTCCATCATGGCGTAAAGCTTGCGTGAACCAGCCTCAGACGAGCCATTGCCGAGATGCGACACTACGTCGGCAGGAACAACGAACTCACCATCGGCCAGACGGGCTTCTTGTTTACCGTCGATGTTGGCACGGATGTCATCAGACATGCCATCACCGGGGCCACGAAGCAGTTTGCCTGCCGCAGCGTACTCAGTGCTTCCACCGCCAGAGAAGCCAAAGATGTTGGCATCTTGGCCTAAGCCAAACATATCACTGCCGTAATCAATTTCAGGTTCAGTGATATACGGAGAAGTTACGGCAGTAGCGTAGTCACCCGTGCTCATTGAGTTTTGATACGGGTTGTTATACGGAATCGTTGGCGTCGTGGTGGGTATACCAAAAGTTGGCTGCGTATAAGTATTAGCAGCAATTTGAGTCTGCATGTTGTACGGCGCAGCGTTTACATCCAGTTGGGTACCCGGCTGCATGAACGATCCAGTTGACGGATTCCAAACCATGCCCGAAGTATCGCTACCACCTGTACCTAAGTAGTTACCTAGGTCGCCAAAGTTAAAGCCGGAAAACATTCCGGAATTAACTAAGTTTTGAAGCTCAGCGAGGTTGTTGTAAGTGTCACCCATGCTGCCCGGAGTATTCACGAAGCGGCCTTGAGCCGGGTTCCACTGCATCCCGCCGAGTCCACCGGGCAACCCTGTGCCCGATCCAGTACCAGTCGTGCCAGTACCACCACCCGTGACCGTAGTGTTAGGCGGAGGAGCAACAGCAGTTTGCGGCACCGTAAGCGGTGCAACCGGTGAAGTTACAAACTTGTTGAGGCTCTGCATGTAATCCGCAAACGACGAACTTGGCGTCTGTTGCTGCGGAGCAGTCATCAACGTTTTGTAGTAATCCTCAAGACTCGGGAACTGATCCGGAGTCGGCGGTTGCGGCGCAGTGAAGTACGACGAAGGCGTTTGATAGTAAGACGACGCGGCAGGAGCATATGGCATGTACGAAGTCGGAGCCGTGGTGGTCGTACTCACATTCTGCACAAACGGAGTCCTTGGCAACGTAGAGGCGATACCTGTCGGTGCAGGCGTCGTAGTTGGTGCAGCAGGAGTCGGGGTCGGTGCAGCGGGAGCGGCGACCTGAGGCTGATTGGCTTCACGTTCTCGATACGCGGCTAAACGAGCCTCTATATCTTCAGGACTCGGTTCATCAACCGGCTGCGGATAAACAACCTGCCCACCGGGAAGAACTTGAACACCAGAATTCAAGAAGCCTACACCGGGGCGATTCTCGTTTTTGCCGTAGTTCGAATAATGCGTTGCCGCTTCCCACGGCGTGTCAATACCTGCCGCTGCTAAGTCCGGATTCGCGGCAATGTATTCCTGCCACTTAAACTGATTGGCGTAGATATTTGGGTCGTACGGAAGGTCCGCACCCCAGTTGAAGTTGGCACTCGTGTCACGACGGGCTTGATAACCGGCGTGCTCTGGCTGGGCAGCGCCTTTGTAGCCAGTGAACTCAGCCGCCTTTGCAAATGACATGCCGGGGTTCATCGTCAGGATAGAAAGCGTGTCCGTAAACTCCTTCTGCTGCTTTTCCGCCAAACGGCCGCCTTCTTCCAACGTTGCTTGATTCAAATTAGATTGTGCTTGACCGCCTTCAGCAAAACGCTCTGCACCCGTGAACGGGTCAATCTTGGTGTCGTAGCCGTCAAGAATCTCCTGCGGCTTGGTATACTCAAGACTTGGCGCGTAATTTGATTTAGTGATACCTGCCTGCGGGTAGTCGTAGTTCGTGCGCGGCATGACCGCGCCACCCATCGCATAGCCGGGGAAGCCGGGATATCCCTTGCGCCACTGCCCACCGAGGAACCGACCCTGCTCAGGGCTGTACCCCATAGATTCGTAGTACGAATCGTCGATGTTATATGCGCCTTCTGGCACCTCCATTTCAGGAGTCAGGGCGTTGGCGGCGCTAGTAACTAAACCAGCCTTACCAATCATGCCCCCCGGCAACGCATTAAACGCCGCACCGGCAGTGTTCATACCGCCGATACCGCCAAGACCTGCACCGCCAGTCTTAAAGATCTCCTGTGCGCCAGTGCTGATGTTCTTCAGGCTGGCAACGCCCTCTGGGAGCCGACCGAAGAGACTCTTAGTTGCCGTCTGTTCAGCAATCTTCTTGGCCGCAAGTTCCTTCATAGCCGTCTGTTTAGCAGCTTCTTGAGCAGCCTGATTTGCACCTTCTTTAAGAGCGGCAGAAGCAGCTTCTGTGCCTGCCGTTTTAATCGCTTCGCCAGCACCTGAAGCAACAGCCGAACCAGCACCCGCCAAAGCACTGCTAAGCCCCGCACCGCCAAACGCACCAAGGCCAGCCATGAGACCTTTACCAAGGTCGCCCGTACGGAGTCCTTCCACGCCGCCGACCAGAAGACCCGCCGTGAACGGGTTAATAAGGCCACCGGAAAGCGGAGTCAGGATTGCACCGATAATGGTCGGCAGGAGCTTCTTGAGGAAGTTAGCTTCAACCAAGCCCGTATCTGGGTTAATCGTCAGGCTGCCACCGTGAGCCAAGGCAAGACTTTGCAAGCCATGCACTTCTTCGGGAGCCATGTGGACAAGTACGGAGTCGCCGTTCCGACCCCGTGATTGCACGAGGGAGGCGAGACCTGCCATAGAAGGATTACGGTTCATACAGCCCCCAAGGGGTCAAGTTTCGTGGATATTAACACTTCATACCGACACATTGGACACCCACGTAATGGTCAAGATAACGGATGGAATTTCTGGAACATTGCCCAGAGCAGGTTCCTCCGCCAGAAACACGTTGGTGTCTGATGACTGCCAAGCAAGTTCAATGTAGTCGTTTTCTGCCAAAGGCAGCACAAAGTTCCATGCCGCCACAATCTCGGAGTTGGGTCCGTCAATAACTATTTTAGTCGCACTGTTTGAAACATTCTGCCCGTTAAGCCTAAGCCAGATATACACAGCGGACGCGCTACCACCAGACTTATCTAACTGAGCGGAGAACTGAATGTTGTAGATAGCTTCTTCAGCTACATACACACGAGAATTAACTGCACCGATGTTGACGTTGAAAAAATCTACGGTCTTGTTAAACGTCATCAAGTTGACGGCATCTGCAACCGGGTTGGTTTGATCCTGATCGCTATAAAAAGATCCATACGGTCTGGGTGAATTATTAGCGTTACTAACTTGGTTCAGAAACAAACGTATAACGTTGCTGTACTGATCCATGAAACGCTGCTCATAACTAACCGGTGCTACCGGCAAGCTAGGGTTGGCAATGTTTCGTGTTTTACTAGTAACCGACATTAACGACGGCCATCCGGTTTAACGTCAATACGCATAGCACCCATCTGCCACGCTACGCCAAGCTCGGTTGAATCCAAACGGAACGCCATCTGACGACCACGGACACGGGTATAAACCTGACCGGTGTATTGTTGAATTGGTATCGTGGCCGTGCGTGTAACGGTAGGACTATCTGCCGCCGTGTAGTTAGAGCCAGAGTTCTGTCTTGGTCGCACCGTCAAAGTAATAGACGGGCTGCCAGCGTTAGATCCAGCGAAGGTCAAGTCAGGCAACATGCGCCATACATAGCCAAAGTTTTCACCGTCAGAAATATCAAAGTCCGAAGATTCAATGTACGCTTCGATTGGCTGCGACGGGGTTTGAGATACATCGTCGTTACCGTACTCATGCAGCATTACTTGGTTAGGAACTTTGTAACTGACCGAAGTGTATTGAATATGGCTACTAGCAGTAGTGCTATTAGCCCCGCGAACACAGCCAGTAAGAGTATTACCGGTTCTCCCAGTGTACGTAATGTCTTCTGAGTCGATCGTAACGGTGCCTTGGTTCGGGTATGACGAAGCATCGACAAGAGATATCGTGGTGACAGAAGAATTGATAGCCGTATCCAAGTACGACGACTGGATACTAAAGACACCGAGCGGGTACGTACGCAAACCCGGCGAATCAAGCCATGCGGTGCGGTCAATCGTACCGTAGTACCAAATACGTTCCAGATGGTTGTAGATCACGTATCGGTTATTGATCAGGCTGTCGGCTGACGGATAGAACCACCAGACCTCGTTGTACCCTTCGTTTGTACCGCACACGATCTGACCATACTGACTCGTGTTGATGTCGGTGTAGACATACTGACGGAGGGTGCAAGGCAGCGTCTCTACACGACCGGAGTACATGTAGAACTTGTCCACACCCATCCAGTACGTGACGTTGTTGACCGTGATGGCAGCGTTGGGCGAGATGATGGAGATGTTGTCCATCAACAGATTGATGCCCCACACGTACGGAGGGCCAAGGTACTGCATGGAGAAAAGCGCAGCGTCAGTCCAGATCAAGATTTCCTGCCGCGTATCTACCGCGCACTGGATAAATGAGCCGTTTGATAGTAACTGTTCGCCAGACTGGTTGAGCGGTGTAGGCACCCAGTCATAAGCATTGTCGGCATCAGACCAGCGAACCAACATCGGATCAAAGTCTGCCGTAAAGCTTGCGGCGTTGTACGGGTTAGACCCAAACGCAATCGTGAAGTTACTGACGCTAGAGGTCAGGATCTGACCTGTCTGCTCGGGTATATGCCGACCAGCGTAGCTGATCGTGATGGTTGAAATCGTAAACGAGCCGGTCGTCGTAGCCGACAGCGGCACCGAGTATCCACCATCGTAATCGGTCGTGACGTACGTCCCGGTGGCAATACCACTTCCAGTGATGACAGCACCAGATTCAATCCCGGTCGGATCAGCCACAGTAATCGTTGTGACCGAAGCCGACACCGTAGCAGTTGTGGTCGCTCGGATAGTCTCGTTGGCGATATCAGACAAGAGTCTGGCACGGGAGTATGCCGCCAAGTCCAACGCCCAGTAATAGATTGGGCCGCGACGGTAGTTAAAGATCAAGTCGTCGTTAAAGTTATCCTGCGTCCACAAACGCAAGTCCGTGCCTGCGGCCACGGCAGAACCCCAACCGCCAGATCCCCAAGGCGGTTTACCCCAACCCACACCACCTGAATAAGTAGATAGCCCCGCCGGGATTTGCATCTGAGAAACGACAAGCGAACCACCGCCAGACCCAGTAGAGGTAGCTACGTTTGGGGCTACGATCTGATATGTGTTGGACGTAGGTACGGCAATAATCTCAAACTCACGGTTGAAGTTAATACCGTTGACAACGCCACTGCTAGAAACACCAGAGAATGTTACGTACGAGCCGATGGTCGAGCCGTGCCCAGACTGGGTGACGGTAACAAGCAAACTACCATCCGTCGTCGCAAACGGGTTACTCGTGATTACACCGGATGAAAGGATTGGCGTTACGTCGTAGTAAGTACCACCGTTTTCGATGTAGTACTTTGAGTTGGTACCAAGACCCAGCAGGTTGCTACCGCCAAAGGTGATCCAGTTCCACAGCGAGTGGCAGATACCTTTGAAGGTATTAGCAGACTGATTGACCCAGCCACCCAGCTTCTCAGCGTAGCCCGAACGGAACCGCACCTTGTCGCAGGAGTAGTAACCGCCTTCGTTAGCGTAGCTAGTTGATTCTTTATTTATTCCGGGGCGGAATTGGAGTTTGGTCAAAGCCATCAGAGTACTCCCGAGAGGTACAACGCCCGTTCGTCGTTGCGACGTTTTACGAGTCCCGGCAGAACTCTACCACCTGCCTTCGTCCATTTCAGGAACTCGTCGGCTGCCTCGTCCAGTTCACCCCGATTAGTCTTCATCCGAAGGGAAGAGCGTTGGAGATTGCCGAGACCCACGTTGAAGGCAAAAGATACGAGAGCATCAAAGACTCCCTGACGGCCAACAGCAGCAGGGCAAAGTCGAACCACACCACGCTCAAACCGGCCAAGGTCTTGAGCAAGTATCCAGTCCACCTCGTCCATCGTGAGAACCCGGTCCCAGCCTGCGGGTATCGGTAGATTCTTGCGCTCCTCATACTTCACCGTCGCATGGGCAGGGTCAATCACGTGGCCGACACCGACCGTCCACAAGAGGGCAGGGCAGCGGTAAGGCTTCGTCCTCACCCCCTCGTGGTGCTTGATCATGTCGATGGCGGCCTTGGAGACTTTCACTTCTTGCCGAATGCCTGCGTACCAAACCAGAAGGCGATAATCGAGGACAGGATCAACATCTCGTCATCCGAGAACACTTCGGCCATCGCAGCGGCAAACGGCACACCCGTGTTGTAGGCGTACCAGACTCCAGCAATGTTGATGGCGACTAGCTCCAGCACGAAGATGTAGGTCACAACCGGTCGCACCGAAGCACGGAGGTTGATCATCCACTGCGAAGCACCCTTGCCAATCTCGATGTCGTGGTTGTAGAGAGCCTGACGTTCTTCGGCGGCAGTCTGAGTCTGGATCTGCTCCAGCTTGATCTCCTCGACCCGTGCCTGAGCAATGAAGCCACGTTCGGCAAGGGCAAGTTCACGCTCCTTCTGAGCAGCGACCAAGGCTAGTTCATGCTTCTTGTCCTGCCGGTCTTGGAAGATTTGCAGGATCTTGGGTAGCCCACCCGCGAGGAAGGACAGGAACGTTGAGACCATTGTCATCATGGGTTGTACTCCTTACCTAGCTGGTCTTTTGCCAGCGCGTAGTCAGCGGCGTATTCCTGCCGAACAAAGTCAATGACTTTCTGAGTCACGACGCTTTTACCGAAGTCCGTAGTCTTGTTCATAACACCGAGTGGGCTGTCGTAGTCACCGGAGATACGACGGATCTCAGCTTCGTAATTGTCGAAGTCCAACACCTCAGTACCCGGCAGTGTCATCCAGCGTGACTGCGCTTCCAACATGATCGGGAACTTGGCCTTGAACTGATTGATATGGTCTACGAACTGATCGTAGCTAAGCGTCTCTACCGTTGCGGCAATACCATTCTCGTCAATCACCTGTTGAACTCTTGCAGCACAGGACGGGTATTGCTTCAAAAAAAGCACGGTGCTTACAAACCGGTCTAACGGATTACGCAAAAAGCAGTGAGCTTTGTACTCAGAAAGGTTGGGGTACTTTGCCAAGTAGTCGTCCGGATAGCCATGATCCGGACCCAAGTAAGCCCAACCAGCAGCACGAAGAAAGTCTTGTGCTGTCCGAGTTCCAGTCTTGGTCGGCTCAAACAAACATTGTTTTGTTTCTTTGCGAAACAGCATTACGGCGTTACCACATCCCAAGTATTAGTTGCGGAGTTCCACGTATATGACTGACCATCAATCGGTGGGCAGTTCCACTGACAGGTTGCAGGATCGAGGACGCACTGCGGGTCAGGCTGCGGTGGGATAAACGCATCAAGCACCGGGTCATACGTAAACCCAATACCTGCATAGTTCTTCCGAAACTTAGCGTTGTAGCTAGTTTGTTTCCAACTATCTTCTGTGCCGCCAAGCAAGCGAACGCAGAAAGCCTGCCCGATCCACTCCTGCTCATTACCATCCGCATCTGCCGTATCTTTATTGGCTACGACAATTACGCGAGTAACAACGTTGTTTGAATCAAGTTCTGCAAAATGCGCCATGTTAGTTCCCCAAATGCAATGCGGTCAGGTTTTCTTCCTGACCCATGTAGCCAACAGGAAAAGTATTAAAAGCTAGGCTGATACGGGTGTCATCTGCCTCTACTGGAGCAACCGAATGAGTTAGCGATGACGGAAAAATCATGAGTTTTCCAGTTTCTACCGGAAGCCACCAAGAACGACTGTTATAAACGTTGTATTCAGAAGGCACCGCTTCTAATTGACTGTAACCGTTTCTATAAAAATAAATTTTATCGCTATTTTTAGTAGCCTTCATATACAACACGCCCGATATAAACGAGTTTGGGTGAGCATGTTGATGGTGCCACTCGCCGTGTTTGCTGTAATTGAACCACGACTGAGTTACGCGCAGTGAGACCTTGTTCTTGGGAGCGTAGATTGCGTTGAAGTATTCGGAGACGCAAGACTGAACAAACTCGTAAAGCCCAGTCATCGTGCGATGAGTTAGTACATAGTAATCGTCACTAACGGTGTTCCCTTGGTTTTTGTGTGTTGGTTGCTGATCAACAAAGTCTGATTCCTCAGTCGTAAACGTACGACCAAGATTAAATTCACCAACCGGAGTAGGAAACAGGTTGTGTACGTTCACGAATTTTGAGCCTCTTCGATTTCATTCAAATAGGCTTTCATTTTTTCTTCTTGTTCAGGAAGAAGTATGGTGTTGATGGAATCCTCAAAGGCTTGAAGCTTTTCAACTGTCTCCATCACTTCTTGCCATGTCGGGCACGGGCGAGGGTCATCCCAACGAGAAAAATGCCCGTTAGTGATTTCCCACTTAGCACCCGGACGAAGTAAGTGCATGGCTACGTCAATACCCACGAGTTGATAAGTTTTTAATTTCATACTAGTTAAATTTAATAATTACGATACCTGAACCGCCAGCGGCACCGTTGTCTCCCGGACTTTGAGCGTTACCACCGCCAGCACCGCCGCCACCACCAGTATTAGCGGTTCCAGCCGTTGCACTGATAGAAGCACTTCTACCATTTCCGCCGCCACCAGACCCACCGGTACCACCAGTACCGTTAGCATTACCGCCACCGCCACCGCCAGAGTAAGTAACCGATGCACCGGATATGGTAGATGCCGTACCTGCACCGCCATTACCGCCGAGACGAGTGGGAGTAGTCTGTCCATTTGCGCCTACAGCAGACGCACCGCCACCACCGGCTCCGCCACCGCCAGAATCAGACACACCTGCACCGCCGTTATTACCTTGGCTGGGTGAGGTTGATGGAGTATTGCCGGGACCGGCAGCGCCTGCTGTCGTAGCGGGAGAGGTAATTCTTCCGCCACCACCGCCTGAACCTCCGGGGCCGCCATTTCCAGTGGCAGAAGTGCCGATAGTGCCACCGCCAAATCCACCACCGGTTGAGGTAATGGTAGAAAACACGGAGTCATTACCTTTGTTTCCACCACCGGTTGAGCCGCTACCTCCGCCACCAGCGCCGACAGTAATTGTGTAGGAGTTTCCAGCAGTTAAAGAAAATCCAGTACCGGTTCTAAATCCACCGGCACCGCCACCACCGTAACTACCTCCACCTCCTCCACCCGCAACTACGAGGTAGTCACATGATGAAACTCCGGTAGGGGCAATAAAAGATCCAGATGATCTAAAAACTAATGGTATGGACGTATCGGTAGTGTATTTAAGTATGATGATACCGGAACCGCCGGAAGTGCTGGCATTAAGACCACCACCGCCTCCACCGCCTGTGTTAGCTGTACCGGGCGAACCAGCAGCGCCACCGCCTCCAGTACCGGCTACGCCATCAGGATAATTGTATACTGCGCCAGCGCCGCCACCGGCATAAGTTACAGAAGTTCCAGTAATACTATTTGCCGTACCATCCCCGCCGTGAGCGGTTCCATCTGTATTACCAGCTTCGCCTGCACCGCCACCTCCGCCACCGGCAATAGATTCTGCACCAAGATCTGCAACACCACTGCCGCCAGTGTTACCTTGGCTTGGTGTTGTTGAAGGTGTATTACCCGGACCACCGGCTGAAGTACCCACTGAACCCGGATCAAAATATGGAGCACCAGTTGGGAATATAAGAGTGGCGGCCCCACCACCACCACTTCCGCCGCTAGCACCGTCCTGACCAAAACCGCCACCTCCACCGCCGATTGAGTTTAGTGAAGAAAAAGTAGAGTCGTTGCCCTTACCTCCTACTGGCACAGCACTAGCCCCGCCAGCGCCTACGGTGACAGTGTAAGAAGTTCCTGCGGTTACAGAAAATCCAGTGCCTGTTCGATAACCACCTGCACCGCCACCGCCGCCTCTAGTTGCGCCGAGTGCTCCGAGGCTTGATGATCCACTTGCACCTCCACCTGCAACGATAAGATATTCAACAGAAGTCGTACCAGTAGGAGCAGTCCAGCTTCCGGTAGCAGTAAAAGAAACAATCGCTGTGTATGCTCTACCGCCTACAACGCTGGCGAGAAGTAGTTGGATAATTCCGCTCATGACAAGCTACCCGTCAATACACAAAGTGATGGATTCACAAACAACACCGTAGCCACGCCGCGAGTAGCCAACGTAACCGAAGCTTTGTCACTGTCCGTACCCGAGAGATACGCAGTCGTGATGGTCAAACTAATCGTGACGTTGCCAGAAGTGTTGTTGAAGATAGATACGGCATCGCCAGCCGAGAACACATCGTTCGGCACATCAATCGCACCGCTCGTGCCAACCGTTACAAACTCACCGACATCTGAAACAGACAAGGTATAAACCGCAGTCTTGGCCGAGCCTGCCGATGGAATCTTGCGGACATTGCCTGCACCATCCAGAAGGTTAGTGATGGTCGCGCTTGTTCCTGTCAGCGTGGTGATGTTGGCTGAGGTAGAGCCGAGGTTAGTCAGCGTAGCTGAAGTGTAAGTAGCCGTCGTACCCGAGAGGGTCGTGATGTTGGCTGAAGTGTAGGTAGCCGTCGTACCCGAGAGGGTCGTGATATTGGCCGAGGTAGAAGCAAGGGTCGTAACCGTACCGCTAGAAATAGTTGGGCCATCAGCCAGAACAACCGCGCCCGATCCGGTGCTAGACGAGATTGAAATGTTGGGGGCATTACCACCCGACGAAGCAAGCGGAGAAGACGCCGTAACCGCAGTAACCGTACCACTAGCCGTGTTGGTCGCCGTGAGCGTGATGCTACCCGCAGCGTTTGTAATGACTACGCCGGTACCCGCCGTCAGGGTAGAGAGAGCAAAGCCTGAACCATTACCGATCAACAACTGACCATTTGTCGGGGTAGTAGAAAGTCCAGTACCGCCCTGAGCAACCCTCAAGGCGTTAGTCAAAGTGAAGCTGGTAGCCGAGAAATTTGTACCCGTCAGGGTCGCAATGTTGGCTGAGGTAGAGCCGAGGTTCGTGAGAGTGGCAGACCCGTATGTGGCCGTCGTGCCCGAGAGCGTCGTGATCGTGGCCGAGGTAATGGTCGCGTTGGACAGCGATAGGCTGGAAACCGTCAGGCTCGTGGTAGCAAGATTCGTGATCGTGCCGCTGGCGAACGTAGCAGTCGTACCGGAGAGCGTGGTAATACCCGCTGAAGTCGAAGTCAGCGTCGTAATGCTGGCCGAGGTAGCCGTCAGGTTCGTGACCGTGAAGCTGTTCGTACCGAAGTCAGCGATGTAGTTCAGGCCGTTGACGATATCCGTGCCGTTCGACACGAGCACCATTTTCTTGCCAGCCGGGACCGAAACACCGGTCTGCCCAGCCACTTTGACCGTGACCGCACCCGAAGCGTTGTTGAAGATGAAGTAGAGCTTTTTGTTGGTCGGTACAATCAGGTTGGTATTGGTGCCGCCCGTACCGGTCAATTCAATGTACATATTACGAGCCACACCCGTAGATCCGTTCGGGATGGTGATACTCGTATCTGTACCGGTTGCTACCGCCTGCGTGACATAGCCGGAAATGGCCTGCTCGATGAGCGTACCAAGATTGGTATTTGTAGTATTACCCCACGCGCCAGCTTGATCGCCTGTTCCGATAAGCTCGATGGCAAGGTTAGTTGAATATGTACTAGCCATTTAAAACCTCACGCCGCAATCTGCGTCCAGTTTGGATTCTGCGAGTCGTTTATCTGTGTCCAATTAGTTGTCTGCGAGTCGTCAACCGGCGTCCAAGGCCCAGTCGGAACCGGAA